AATTCCTTCACAATCAAATACCCAGCCGAAGTTTGCTTCTTCAAGTTCTTTGCGGGTGTGGGCTATTACTTGATGTTCTGGTTCATAAGCTGAATGAAAAAACCATATATCTTTTCGGTTTCCAGAAATAAGGTAATTAGTAAAATGTACACCTTTCACCTTCACCAAATACCGCTTCTCTTTTTCAACCTCGTAGCCGTCAAGCCAAGCAAGACAGAATTTTTCGATGTTATTTTCGTAAAACCAATCAGGAACTTTCTTATCATAATGATCTTCAATTACTCTCATTGCACCGTAAACATGAAAATTGTTTTTCTTTTTAAATTCTATATATTCCGCCACACACTGCGGAACTATGACTTTTTCACGTTCAACCATACCCTCAATTTTACCTTGCTCGTAGCCCTCTCGCCATTTTGCATGGCTAAAATCCTGTTCAAATTCGCTCATGATAGCCTTTAACCAAACCTCTCTATCACATGCAATGGCAATTCTCGCAATCGTGCTAGTATGTTCTTTACGTAGCGTGGAGCTTCATCTGCGTGACCTATTTCGGATTCGGCTAGCTGTTCAAAGATTTCTTTTACATCCTTCCACCAAACTACATAACCTTGAAAATTCCCAGTTATTGTTCTTCGTTCCTCTAATTTTTTAATCAATTCCTGCTTATTCATCTTAGTTTCCTCTATAAATCAAATAAACTGCAATAACTACCTGAGACATTCCTGGCGAATAGCAACCCAATCATCAAACTCCTTAGATTTTGGCAACCAATCCTTAGTAGCTCCCAAATCATAGTCTGTAGGCTTTTCATCAGCGAAGATGCATTCCATCGCTCCCATAAACGTCATACCATCTTCTGCCATTTCCCAAAAATAGTCCACCCGGTCTTTTACTGCTTGTGGTAAATCTTGCTTGGGAGGTTGCGGCTTCCCGTCTTCTACCGTCCAGTTGTATACTGCATTAACTTTTTGCTTTAACTCTTCCATCACTTCAACTCCTTGTCCTTAATTTCTCCAGTAAGTCTATTTTCTAAAATGTGACTTGTATAGCAAATATCGTTTTTATAAGTATAGTGATCAACGGTTTCTTCAACCCATTGATTTTTAGTGTACGGGTATCTGTTTGGTCGTTTCAATTTACCACCTCACATATAAATATTTCGTATCAATATCTTGTTCTAAAATACAGTCCCTTAACGATCTCAAAACATATAACGCATCATTGATCGTTCCCCATTTATTTGCAGGTTCATATTGTACATATTTTTCAGGTTGCCTTTCCAATTCAGTTATGCCACGTTTAATATTTTCAAAAATATCAGCAACATTGTAAATTGTGCCTTGGTCGAAATCCCAATCCATAGCCACCCTAAACATTTTTCCAAGATTGTAGGTCGGAGAACTATATCTAGGTTCAGCAATACAAATATAATCTCCACTCTCTATTTTCGCTAAGATTTCCAAATCATAACTCATTACTCCATCTCCTCCATCTTTACTTTATACATTCGATCACCTCGATACTTGCTTTCTAACTGCGCCTTGCATTTGGCAGCATCACCCTTTTTCTTAAAAAGGTGAGTTTCGTCTACCATGTTGTCAAAATATAGTGTTACTGTGTATGACATTTTTACCTCTTTTTTTCAAACTGCTACCGTACTACCGATAAATTCTAAAAAGTAAAAAATATTTTTAAAGAATCCCTATTTTATAGGCTTTCTCTATTATTACTATTATTTTATATACTTTTTTTAAAAATATAGGTAGAAGAGTAGCATTATATATAAATATTAAATAAAAGTCAGTAATATCAAGGGGTTAGACTGCTACCGATGTGCTACCGATGTCTCATTTTATCGGTAGAATGCTACCGATCTACCCCCTCAACTGCTACCGATGACTACCGATAATTTTTTAATTGCTACCGATTAGTTTTTTCCGAATCTTTCACTCTTACGAACCCTTTTGTACTTTTACCTCCTGCCCGGAAAACACTTTTTTTCCAATCAGGATGATTATCCATGATCATGTTAATCTTCGTTGACAGCTTCCTGTCATTCGAATTTCTCATAAATAAGTTGTACATCATTTCACGAGTTGAGACCTTATCTAGTTTTTTGCTTCCAGGATCAAAGTCGCTACTATTATCGAAATATTTACTTGTGTATTGATGTTGTTGCTGAATAGACCAGTTTTGCCAATTTTCAGGGACGGGCATATCAAGATATTCAAGCACTTGTAATTCAACTTCATCACGATACATGAACTGTTCACGGTAGATATTTAGTTCATCCTCTGTATTTTCATCAAACATCAAATCAGCACCAGCACGATAGATTGTAACGGCTTCGCCCCAGATTTGTTCAATTGTCTCTGGCTCGATTTCCATTGGATGTTTTTTTTGCCGTTTACTATCTGCCATAACTGGTAGAAAACGACGTTCACCGGTTTTGTCCTTGAGGTATTCTGTTTGGTTAGTAGTTCTAGCTAAAATGAAGTTTTTGGCAAACTCTTCTGTTCGTTTCATGTATGGTTTACGATAACGTAGGCTAGTTTTAGAAATAAAGGCCTTAGTTTCTGCAAAGCTCATCCGATTACTGGCCACCATTTCATCATCGTTGACGATTAGACTCTTTAACATAATGTCGTAATTATCTTTATTAGAGAAATCTGTTACGGCATCCGTATACCATTCGCCACCCAATTTTTGAAGGAGGGACGTTTTCCCAACTCCTTGTCCACCAACCAGATCCAGAACATAGTCAAACTTAACGTATGGATCATAAACTTTAGCAACTGCACCAACTAGCCACATTTGAGCGATTTTAGAAACTAAAGGGATATCTTCAGCGCCGAGATATACTTGAAGCATGCGGTCAATCCGGTTTCTGCCGTCCCACTTTTCAGCTGCTCTCTCCATATACTCAATAACTGGATTGTATGATCTTTCTGAAAAGAAAGTCTCCATGCCATCAAGCATCGCTTGGTTTGAGAAAGCAACACCTAACACACTTTCAAAGTAAACTTTTACGACTGAATCAAAGTTAGAAGGGAGCTCACCTTTTTTAAAAAGAGTGTTGCCGATCTTGATATCTTTAAGGAGTTCATGCTCTTGGGAAAAATCGTTGTGCTTTAGGTAAATACTCAACTGATCATCAGCTTTGAAAGACATCAACACATTACTTGGACTGTTGGCCTTGATGTCTCCCTTGGCAGTCGTTATCATCTTAGGTTGTGAGTCAATACTTACTACATTACCAATCACAATCACCTCCTATCTTTTTTAATCATACTTTCAATAGTACGCATCATTTCCTTTTCAGGCAAAGGGTTTGGACTATTTGCATTTGCTAATCTTGCAAGTTGAACAACTACACAATCGTCGACCGCACGATATAAGAGACCACCTACGAATTTTGCTAGTTTGTCATTTCGTCCACCTTCATCACCAAAACCAAGGGCGATGGTTTCAAAGAGATCTGTAGTCTGTGTTCGGTCTCTAGTATGTGAACGTCTAACTAAATCCCTAAGACCGTCCTTACCATCATACTTATAACCGTGAGTTTCGCCATACTGTTTTTTTATAGACTGGATTAAATCTTTTGAAGGAGTGACCATCGTGCCACCTTCCTTAGACTTTTCCAGATCCCACTCATACTGCCCTTTATCTGTGGCAGAGGGTGCGACTAACACATAATTATTTTCGTGAGCCTTAATATCAACACCAGGCAAGAATCCAATCATCTGAGTGATCGGCTCATCTTCTCGTTTGAAGTAGAATAGATGTTTACCGCCACTAGCCGTCTTAGCTTGCAGTGTCGGTTCGATTAAATTTAGATGTTTCCATTTTTTTAGCGATTCAAAACCGTTCGATTTGCCGTGTTTGTCAATATCAATGACAAAGAAGTTGGTAGTCTTTAGGGCAATGTTTGCATTAGGGTAGCCGTCCCAAAAGTTTTCAATCTCAGATGGAGTCATGGCTGGCTTATCAGCAAAATCAATCAAAGGCATCTTGTTTTTAGGATTGATTGGAATGACTGAGAACCCTAACTTTTGATACTGTAATGCGTATTCTTTCATCGACGGCATGATTACTTCTCCTCTTTGTAAATATAAACAAGTTCTTGGGCCATATAATTTGATTGATATTCATCTTCAGTCGTTTTTAAATAAAATAACAACGATTGATAAGCCTCTTCTACTGTCGTGAAAGGACCAAATTCCTCATCAGTTTCATCAATGACCCAGAACTTGTTATTTCTTAAAAAGGGAGGTCATCGTCATCAATATCAGCTTCAGTCAGCGGTTGTGCTTCTTCTTCTTCAAGGTCATAGTTTCGGAACTCACGGCCATCTTTCCCCTTAGTCACAGAGATAACAAGGTTGTAGTAAGAGCCAACTGCCTTACGTTTTAGAGCCTCTTCCAAGGCTTTACCGTCTTCTTCATTTCCTTGCATACTGTCGCCAGCAAGGACCAAGGCTTTGATAAAGAATTTCATAGTGCGTTCAACTGCCCAGTCAAGGTTCTTACCGTTCCATTCAGTCAGTGTGCCAAATGTTGCAAATTCAGAGCGTCCACTGTAATCACCGCCACGGATTTCAAATTGATAACCAAGACTTTCCCAGCCTTTGTCCGATACGTTGAAGGTTGCTTTCTTCAGGACTACTGGATAAGTACCAGCTGGGATTGGTGCAGGACCGTTGGCGCTGTCTTTGCGTGGGTCAAAGCCCTCTTTTTTGATTGATTTTGCGATATCTAGTAAGCTCATGTGTATTCTCCTTTATTTCTTAAAATAGTTCATCATCAGAGTCAACTTCTTTCTTAGGTGCCTCTTTTGTTTTTTCGGTCTTAGCTGGTTTAGTTGTCTTAGCTGCTTCTTTTTTAGGGGCTAGCTTGCCCTTTGCAGGCTCAACAGCCCCACGGATAGTTGCCAAGATTTTCAAGATGGCCTTGTCATCAACCTGGTCCGCATAATAGGTCTTACGCTTGCGGTCAACCTCACGGTTGTAGTTGTTGCCGAGTTTTTCAGTGTGGATCATCAAATCAGAGTTTCCATTGATAAGATTGACATACTTATCTTTCAAGCTTGGCTTGTCTTTGGTGGCATTGCCATTGTCATCATATTCAGATACCTGACGGCTGATGTAAATAACATTCATTGGCAATGCTTTGAGGTCAATGACTAATTCTGTGATAGCTTGGTTAAAGAAGTCGTATCCTTTGCCGTATGGAATTTCCGACAAGGATTTCAAGCGAGGTTTACCAACTGGGGTTAATTCATCACAAACTGCAATCTTAATCATTTCAATAACATCGTCAATTACATCAATAACGACTGTTTCATAAGAGTGCTTCTGTGTCTGGAGAGCAAGCAAGATATCTCCAAGCTGCTTAATTACTGAATTGGTAATTCGTCCCTTGTCATCTTTTTCATTGATCAGCTGAATGCTTGGAACAGTGTTAGCTTCTGCATTCCCGTCTGTGTTCAAAACGATTGGATTTGGGAATTCATTTGCAAGATAAGACTTTCCGCTCATGGTTTCACCGTAGATGAAAAAATTTCGTGGGGTATCTTTAGGAACTTGTGGTTTATTTGCTGGAAGTGTAAATGCCATTAGAGAACCCCTCCAATAATATCCTTAATCATGTCCTCAATTGATGAACGGTCACGCTTGATAGGTTCAACTTCTGATCCATTCGGATAGGTCAATTTGTATTCCGCTTCAACTGCGACAATTTCACAGTCAAAAGCTGCAGCAAGAGCCTTGTAAGTCTTTTTGTTGTCTTCGTATTTTTTACGAGGAAGCTTCAAACAATATTCCAAGCTGCAAAAGTCAGCTGCAAATGCTAAAGAACTTCTGTCCTTGTAAGAATTAAGAAATTCTCCAGTTTTACGGCTACGAAATACGATCATTTCAGTTGTTTTATTCATTTTGTTTTCCTCTTTTTTTTAACTTTCTTTATAATAAAATTCAATTACATTTACATCATGCTGCTGACGACTTCCTGTTATACGCCAGAGCAATTGTCGATAATCATCATATTCTCCAGAACCTTCTTCTACTGGATCCAATACGACAATAGTTTGGTATTTGTGTTGCAAGCCGTCTACTCCGACACCTAACACTTGACTAGTAGCAACCACGAATTTCTTATAAAGTCCTTCTTGAATATCGCCCGTCCAGATTCCAATTTCAGGATGGCGCTCGCTAATGACGTTGACAATCTGCTTAGATTTACTGACAATCAACATATCGTGTGGTGCTCGTTCGATTAAACCGTCAAGTTGTAACATCAATGGCGTATCCGCATTTACTGGCTTTAATTTTGGAAAATCGACTGCTACGCCTGTTTGATTAAGGTAGCGTTCAAAGGTCTTTCTTCCAAACGATTGCTTGGCCATTGCAGTTTTGCCGTCCACTGTTACAAGATTTAGTTTTCTAAATTCTGCAAGTTTTTCTGGATTGCCAGAGGCGACTCTCTTTTGGTAAAACTTAATCTCAAAACCGTTATTCTCAACTGCATTCTCAATCTTTTCAATGTCTTCCCAGCGGAAAAAGTTCGGCAAGTTTGAGATATAACTTTCATAATTCCTGAAATCTTCCCACTTCTCTTTTGAGTAGCTGAATGGATCATAGACCATTTTCCCATGAGTCTTTTGCCAGTCAAATTTATTATTTGGGGTTGCCCAACCAAATACCGTTTTTTCAAGCGGATAGAAATTTTGTCCTTTTTTCCGGATTGGTGTCGCTGAAAGACCTATCGTGTATTTTCGCTTTATTTTGCGATATAAGGCCACTTGTTTGTCAGAAGACATATTCTGCCATTCGTCTACTATCAGCACATCACAATCTAATTTATGCCCCTTTTTGACTTGATTTTGAAGATATCTATCTGTCTGAATGATAATCTCAACACCTTTATCAAAATTCATAAACTTGACTGCATCTATCCAACCATTCAGAATAGCTAGTCGATTGTTTGTGATGATGATTTTTTTAGCTTTTTTATGTTTTGCAATAGCAAGTGCACAGATCGTTTTACCTCTGCCCCCAAGAGCCTCTAAAAAGATTCCATTAGATAAATGTTCACTTCTTTTAATCGCTTCAGCTTGCCACTTTCTTAGCGTTATTGTGATACTCACTCACCACCTTTCCGATATCATGAACCACTTCTTCAATATCATTTCTCATTGCCCAAAATAATCCAAGTCTTGCTGCTGCTCGAATATCTTGATGATGACTTTTTTCAAATTTCCAAAGGTCTAAGATTTTCAAAAGATCGTTTGGAATATCCGACTTGTAACCTGCATTGAATTGAAGAATGGCACCTGGATAGCAAAGTTGGATATAGGCGATGGTTTCTGCCACGCTATTATCTTTCGACTTGTCGTTATCCCTCGCCTTAAATTCTTCAACAATAACTACATCGAATTCAAGATTTGTTCCGATTTCGTGAAACCAATCAGCGAAACCTCTCATACCATAAGAGACAACCCAGCTATCAACTAATCTTGCATTATCCAACAAGACAACTCCTGTTGTGCTGGTTTCAATTTTATTACTGCTTGGATCAATAGCTAAAATTTTCATCAAACACCAACTTTCTCAGTTAGCACTCCTGGATAAAGGGCAGTGTTAAACCAATTTTGTTTATTTACCTTTGCAAAGGCAAATAGCGATTTAACTTCTTTTGCTTGCTTCTCAAATTTTCGAATATCTTCCTCCGATTCAAAGATAGGTTTTTCCTTGTATTTAGCAACTGTGACCAGCTTGTATTCCGGAGTGAATACTGGCTTTTCATTTCCTTGATCAAGATTTGTTTCGTCTACTTTTACAAAACGAATCGCAACATCAAATAGAAAACCTTCAGTAACAAGTACTTCAATCGATTCTGGTCCAATCACAACTGCTAGTGAATCTGTTACTCGTGTTTTATTCATCAATTCCATTACTTAATCACCAACTTTTCTGTCCGGACAAGTTCCGCACCTTTGACTTTCTTGCCAGATTTAAGCAACTCTTTGAGTGTTTTTTTGTCCGGCGCAAGCGTCACTTTTTTTGTAAAATATTTTTTCGGAAGGTCGTCTTCGTTGACCTTGACTGATTCTGGATTCTTAGCAATTTTTATAATCAGGGCACCACTCTTAACTTCGGTTTGCCCCGTGACATTCATAGCTGCCATAATGTTATCCTTTACATAATCCAGCTTTTTCTGTGCCACCTGTTTCTTGGCTTTGAAGCTCTCTTCCTCAGCCTTGTACATGGCCACGTCGGCTTCTAGATTCTTGATAACATGGGCATATCCTTCTGCTTTCTGTTCGAATTGTTCTTGCCAATCGATAGCCTCAAGTGTGTCCGTTTTTGTTTCGTCATCAATATCCATTTGATAAACTGTCAGAAACTGACCTGTCAGTTCGTATAAACTAGCCATTTTTTTCTACCTCTCTGATTTTGTTTGTGAGTTTTGTTAGTCCAATACCTGATTTGGTTAAATCAGCGTTGGACGTAAATAAATGATTTTGATTCATTCTAGCAATTTCGTTTTTAGATAAACATGCCAGGTTTGAAATATCATAGTTTGTTTTATCACCGTCCAAGAAGACAATCGAATGCCCTTTTGGTATTGGCCCGTGATGTTCCTCCCAAACCTTGCGGTGTTTCAAAACCCATTGATTAGGTTCTCCAATCTTTTCTTTTGGATAACCGTCTGTTGTGTAGTTGATAGTACCGACAGGTACATAATTCAGAGGTCGATTACCTTTTTTGAACTGCCCGCTGTTTTTTGGCATATTGGGGTACTTCTTCCCCTTATTGTGAGGAGTCTGACCTTTCTCGAATCTTCCTGTCAAACCACTATGTAGATTATTATTTCTTCGATAACTCTTAATCTGTTTCTCAGTCAGTGATAATCCAAATTTTAGGTTCATTTCATTTGCGACATCGCGAGAAATCTTATTTTTTTGGATTGACACAAGGTAATCATGTTGTTCTTTTGTCAACAATTTACCTTGATAGACTTTTCCAACAGGTAACCCTAAACGTCTGCGTACTTCTCCTATTTGAGTCTTGGTATAGGTCGTACCAAATTTCTCATTTAGTAACCTGGTTACTTCAGGAGTTAATCGGCCAGGGCATATCTCATGCATGTACTCTGTATACTCATCCTTCCAGCAAAGCGATCGGGGCATTGACTTCACCTACCTTGTCTTTGAATTTTTCAGCATCTAGCGCCAATTGACCTGCTTGTAAGATTTGACCTGAGATTGCGACCATCTGTTTTGAACGTTGGAGTTTCGTCTTTAATTCATCTGCAGTAAGATCCCTATCGTCCAATGTTTCCAACTGGGCGAAAAGAGTATTGGTTAAATCTGTCAATTTATTTCGAACCATCTACTTCGTCACCTCTTTCATCAATTTATTTGCTTCTTTGATTAACAAACGCATAACATTGCTAACCGTTTCTTTTTCTGCTGCTCTTGTCAGCATATCCACCCACTCACGTCTAGTATCATTCTTCCAATCAACCAACTCAGTGAGTGCCTGTGTATGGTTATAGTAAGGCGAGTAGTCGTATGACTTATCTTCCAAGCGAACGCATCTGCCTGCCTTGATGTCTTTGGCCAGGTTTGCACTTACGTTGCTTTTTGTTGTACCGACAACCTCAGCCACTTCATCACATGAGGCAGCAGGGTGCTCTCTATAATATTCCCTAATTTGTTCCGCTTGAGTCATGTTTCTCCTCCTTATTTCAACCCTTCAGGCGGTTCTACATCATAAGTAAATTGCTTATCTGAATTTCTCAGATTCATCCGTGCGACATTGTTTGCCATCAGCTGACGCTCTTTTTGTTTCATTTCAGCGTGGTCATCTAGTTTATTTACTAACGACCATAGTCCAATTCCTACGATTATTACCAGGTAAATGTATTCCATCATTTTTCTTTCTCCTTTTCTTTGTAGATTGCTACGATTTTCTTCAAGTCTGCAATTTCTTGATTCGCTTCTTGAAGTTTTTCCTGTGTTTCAATTAGTGATTGATTGAGGTCTAAAGCGACCTCTTTCCAGTCGAGATTAGTTTCTTTGACCTCTTCTGAAAAATAGTTTTTGATCCTTGATAGTAGGTTCATCCTGCTGACCTCATTTTCTTGCTTGTTTCCATTTCTTTTTTCCAAGCTTTAGTTCCACGATATTGCAAGTATTCATAGAAACCTTTAATCGTTACAAGTTGTCCACTATCCAAAAGATGTTTTTGCTGACTAGGGAGTTTTTGCATTTCTCTTCTTCGCTCTCCTGCTTGTCGTTTTGAACATCCAAAGATACGTTTTAACTCTTCATCATTAGCAGAGACTTTTTCAATAATCACATCTTTAATTCTTACAATTTCAACTGCTTCCATTTTTGCTCCTTTCGTGTTATAATTTTCTTGAATAATTTTGTCATGCGCCTGATTGCCGTCAGGTGCTTTTTTGCGTTGTCGTCAAACTGTTTTACTTTCCATTGCCCTGAGTTCTATCTCATGGCTGACTTGTTTCAATAGCTTCTCACACGCTATTTTTGCTTCTCTGTACGTTGTAGATTCGCTGATGAAGTAATCAGCAAGTTCAATGATTTTATCTTCCATTCAACCTCCTATATCAGCCTCAAGACTGATGTAATTTCCTCCTAAATTGCTATAATAATTTTGACTAGGACCTCTCACCGTTTTAGTCAAAATTCCATCAGAAAGGAGGAAAACTATATGTCTAAATTAACTAAAGAAGATGTTTTACAAGTTTCTCAAGACATTATCAACGATGCTATTCCGGTTATCAAAGATATGTTGGATGAAGTATTTGAAAAATATCCAATCGACATAGAGATTAGAGAAGCTATTTTCTATAGCGTTCTTGTCGCTCATAAACTCAGCACAGAAACTACAGTTTCGTTGCTAACACAACTTGTAAATGCTCAAGAAAACTGATGTTTCTTAGAATCTTTTCTACCAATTCAGGGTCTGCCTTCACAAAGGTGGACTCTTTTTTCCCACTATACGGATATCGTCTTGGTCTCATTTTCCTACTCCTCAAATCTTTCCTACTCAATCCCATAATCTTCAATAACCTGAAGAATGAAACTGTTCGCTCGTGGACCTTTAGTCGTTCCACTTAGAATGTTTGTCACTTCCTGTCGTTTAAAGCCGTAAGCAACCGCTAGAGTTGCTTTTTTAATGCCTTTCTCTTTCAAGAAAGCAATAACTCTTTCGCGACCGTTTGCGATATCTGGCATATTTTCTCCTTTCTTTTTCTTTCTTCTTTTTCTGCTATAATATAAGCAGAAAGGAGTTAACCTTATGACTTTTAAAGAATATTTACTCAAAGCAAGCAAACGCGACATCTACGACGATGGTAAAGATTTTGATTTTGAAACCATCTTTGCTAGAGAAATATTACGTTATGCACACGATTCTGAACTGGAAACCAAAACAGGTTTCTTTCGTCATCTTGAAATCATGAATGCTGATTCGTGGTTTGTTGAACTTGCTCGCTCAATTTATCAAGATTTTGAGAAATCAATTTCAGATTCTCACTAATCGAGCG